CCCAATCGAAGGTCGTGCATACGACGTGCGCAGCGAAGACATCTTGGCGTTGAATTACATCAAGACACAAATCCAATCGCTTGATCACGAACGACGCAACGAATACGCAACTCTGCTCATTGATGCACAATCCGCGAAACGGAACATCAATCTGAGTGCAAACAAATCTCACAGACGATACGAAATTGCACGGGGCATTCTGCTTCTCATGCAAGACGGACAGTTTGACCGAGACTTGGTGAAGGGCATCTGCTCCCACATCACCAAGCAGGAATACACAAAGGCAGGCGAAGCACTAGGTCATCTGAATGTCAAGCAGGCTGAGCAGTTCGCTCAAATCTGCTACGGCATCACAGTTGATCAAGTGACAATCCAATACATCCCAGAACAGAACACATTCCGTGTTCAGGAGGTTAGGCAATGACAGACATATTCCTACAAGACGGAGGATCAAAGTATCCTGCGCTCAAGTTCGAGACACCAGGCGACACCCATTCGGGCAAAGTCTTGGAAGTCAAGAAGTTGGAAGATCGTGACCCACAAGGCAACACCAAGACATGGGACAACGGAGACGTGCGATACGTGTTCGTGTTCACGATCAACACCGGCACCGAGATTGGCAACCTTTGGGCGCGTGGCAACATGGTCAAAACAATCCGTGAAGCAGCCACAGCTGCGAACGTGACCGCAATGGTCGGCACCAATCTCACTGTGAAATACACAGGCGATGGTGAGAAGAAGACCAAAGGCTTCAACGCACCGAAGTTGTACAAGGCCAAAGTTGAGCCTGGCACAACTGACGAATCAGCAGCGATGTGGTAACCCACAGTCGATGACACAAGTTTGCTGGGTGGGGAGTCGTTCCCCCGAACCGTTGAACCCCACCCAGCAATTCAGTACCAACAGGAGCAACATGACAAAGCAAGACCTACAGAACGCAATCCAATTCTTAGAGAAGATGGTCATCGGGGTAGCAGACCAAGACCGATTCTTCGCCACCTTAGAAGCACTCAAAACTGAACTCAACAAAAGGAGCAAAACAAAATGACACCAGACACCGTGAACCTAATCACCGAACTAGAACAACGCATCAGCGAACTCTCAGTCGCACTTGAGTTGGTCACCGAAGACCGAGACAACCTACGAGACGCAGGCAACAGCCTCATGACCGAACTCGACCTATGCCGAGCAACACTCACCCAAGCCCACTCAGACATCTCACGCCTCCGCGTGTACCTAGCCCAAGGCGCAGAGTTATGAGAAGAATTGAAGATATTGGAAGCCAGGTTGAATCCCACTCGGATCAATACAGCGAGGACTTGAAATCCTATTTACTGGATCAACTAGCTCGGATAACACAAGAATTGATTGAAATCACCAAAGAAGTTCAGAAGTGGAGACGATAATGGGCATGAGCGACTACGACCTGCACATCAAAGGTCAAGACTTCCGTATCGCAGAACTAATCAGCGAAACAGCATTAGAGCAGTTGACTGCACGTAAAGCACAGATCGAGATAGCAGAACTCTGTGTCGAAGTAGCACGACTCAACTCCCACATCCAAACCCTAGAAACCACGCTGGCAGCAATGTCAGGTGAACTACACGCACTGCGAATGGACACACAATGAGGAACCCAGACGAGGAATACAACCGACTTCACGATCACTGCCAAGCATTAGGTCGTGAGCGTGATTGGTACAAGTCAGAAGTTGATCGTTTGACGGATGAGTTGCATCTGGCGCATGAAGCCCTACGGCGAGAAATGCCAGACCAACAATGATCATCCAAGTACGATGCAACGCCTGTAAAGGCGTAGTCAAACTCGACACCCAGCGTGTCACTGGCTGTTTGTGCGACTCAGACAGTCCGACGTGGGTGGCGTTAAGCCGTGAAGGCAAACTGATCCACTACTCACAAGTTGACCTCACCATCCTTGAAGGGTTATCGCCATGACCCTCCCAGGACTCAACCGACTCAACCCCTGCCCATGCCGACAACCCATACCGGCACAACCCAACTGTGGTGACCGAGGTGTTGAAGATGATGATTGAAGACCCAGTTGCAGAGTTCATCGAAGCAGCAGCAGACGGACTCTGCACGGCCTACGTCGTCGTGGCAACCGTAGAACGCATCGATGGCTCACAATCGTTCTGGATAACAACCCTGAACAGGCAGACAAGCTCGACCACGCTCGGACTGTTAGTGTCAGCCACCTCAGCCGAACAATACCGAATCGCAAAATCACTCACCGAAGGAACATGACCAAGCCCCAAGGAGGCGACGATGGCAACACAACCCAAACAGTTCAGATACCCAGCAATCAACCTGCTTGCGACATTCACAGCAGGCACCAACGACCAAGAGATGGCAGACATGCTTGGCATCTCACGATCATGCGTTGTGCGATGGCGCACAGGTTTTCAAACGATACGTGAATACCAAGCCGATGCATACGCAATCCGACTCGGCTTCCACCCAGCAGAGATATGGCACAACTGGCTCGATGACGCACTGAGCCGCGCATGAACACCCAAGAACCAACCTGGCAAACAGGTTTGTTTGATGACACCGATGACGGATACGTCACCAGAGCTATCAGCACCAAAGAGAGCCACTACTTCTTGCTCAACATCCACTACGCCAAACGCATCCCATCAATCTCCTACGCATACGGTCTGTTTGACAACAACGAATTAGTCGGAGTCGTTTGCTACGGCACCCCAGCCTCCTCAACCCTTTGTCGAGGTATCTGCGGAAATGAATGGCAGAAGTATGTGCTGGAACTCAATCGACTTGTTCTTGTCAATAACAAACCGAACGAGGCAAGCAGGCTGGTTGCTGCATCATTCAAGTTGTTGCCGACACCTCGAATCATCGTGTCGTTTGCTGACACCGCACAGAACCATCAAGGCATCGTGTACCAGGCCACCAACTTCATATACACAGGACTGTCAGCCAAGTTCCGTGACCCAAGAGTCAAAGGGTTAGAACATCAGCATCACGCCACGTATGGTCATGGATTATCTAATCAACAGATCATTGAGAAGTACGGTGCAGAGAATGTGTACTTCGTAGAACGATCACGCAAACATCGGTACATCACGTTCGTTGGCAACAGGACTGAGAAGAAGATGATGCGGTCTGCGCTGCTATACAAACAATTACCGTATCCAAAGGGGACGCAATGACAACACTTGAGACGGCAATCGCATATACACAATTAGGTATCAGGGTGATACCGATCAGACCTGGACACAAATACCCTGGCATTGATTCTTGGCAAACCAAAGCAACCGATGACACCGATGTGGTCACATCATGGTTCACTGGTGACTACAAGAGCTACGGCATCGGCATCGCCACAGGTCGCACCAAGTACGGACAAATCTTTGTGGTTGATGTTGATGATCGTGACGAGTATCGAGGGTCGGACACCTTGCATGATCTTGAGCAGCGTTACGGTGCGTTACCTGAAACGGTTACAGCAATCACCGGCACAGGAGGACAACACCTCTACTTCTATTCACCTGTTGAGGTGCGGAATGATGCTGGGTCACGGCTTGGTGTGGGGTTGGATATTCGTGGTGAGGGTGGGCAGGTGTTGGCTGCACCAACCGTGCATCCGAACGGCAAGCAGTACCAATGGGTTGATGGGTGGTCACCTATGGACAAACGGCCTGCGAACGCACCACAGTGGCTCCTGACGCTTCTCACGAGCAACCCAACGATGGTCAAGCCACAAGGAACTACAGACCTGTTCTTGGCTGATCCAACCACCCCATCGGCTCGATACTGTGCGCAAACCACATGGGAGCAGCTGCTCATCCCAGACGGCTGGACACTCGCCAAGACTGATCGTCATGGTGAACAACACTGGACTCGACCAGGTAAAGACTCAAGGGATGGCATCAGTGCAACGATTGGTCACAACGGCAACGACGCACTGATCGTGTTCACCTCAGCCGTTGCATGGCTCCCCGAAGGCGGATACAACAGGTTTGGTTACATGGCTGCACGTGACCATGACGGAGACTGGAAACAAGCAGCGAAACAATTCCTAGCCCACAACACCACCCCAGCCGACAACACCACCATCACCCCTGATGAGATGCTCGACATGCTGGTGGACTGGAAGACATTCTGGACACAAGAACACGTCGTTGAAGATTGGATTGCCAAACCGTTGATCGCACGTGCAAGACAGACAGCGTTGTTTGCCGGTGCAAAGACAGGCAAGAGTTGGTTGACACTCAACGTCGTTGCAGCCCTAGCCACAGGCAAACCAATCCTCGGACAAACAGAACAACCCAAAGTCCACGTCCTCTACCTCGACTATGAGATGGTTGAAGCCGACCTGTATGAACGCCTAGAACAATTCGGCTACACAGAAGACGATGACCTGTCTCATCTGCATTACGCACTCATCCCATCCCTGCCCCCACTCAATACGGCAGAAGGTGCGTCAGCGATCATGCGACTCTGTGAGTTGACCAAGGCTGAGGTTGTAGTGATAGACACCACAGGACGAGCCATCGAAGGTGAAGAGAACTCTGCTGACTCATACCGTGAGTTCGCACGAACCACAGGTCTAGCCCTCAAACGCGCAGGCATCGCCTGTGTGCGCACAGATCACGCAGGCAAAGACGGCGGCAAGAAACACGGCCAACGCGGATCATCAGCCAAGAACGACGACGTGGACATCGTGTACCGACTTGACAAGACTGATGACGGACTGATGCTCGTAAGAACCCACACACGGATCAGCTGGGTACCAGAGAAGATTGACCTCATCGTCGAAGAGTTTGACGACATCACCACCATCCGACAACGCACCAGAGCAACCAAAGGCTGGACAGTCCAAGAGATAACCCTCGCCAAACACCTCGACACATTAGGCATCCCCAAGAACGCTGGAGTCAACGAAGCACAACGCATCGCCAAAGAACTCGGAGCCAAACTCGGACGCAAATCAGTACTCTC